AAAGGACCGCCAACTGTCTCGCCGCATACTTACGGTTTCTGAGTTCGAAGGGAGGCTGCCACATGGCACGCCCCCAGGCACCGGTAGGAACCGCGAAGGTGCCCGAGTCGGTACTTGACCACCGCAGACGCCTCGAAGCCCTCAGAGACCGCCTAGAGTCCGCTATGAGCGATGCCGTGGCGCGTGACCTAGCAGCACTGGCGGCCCGGTATCAGTCGGTGCTGACCGAGCTCGCCGCGTTGCCTGTATCGAAGGGGGCGGATGATGTCGACGATCTCGCAGCCCGCCGTCGTGATCGGCGTTCAGGAACCGCGGGTTAGTTCACTCCCTCCCGGCGCGGAGTCTCTGCCGACGGCCGGCGATGACGCTGTGGATCTCGCTGCTATCGCCGGGCTGTTCCTGATGCCGTGGCAGGCGCAAGTCCTGCGTGATGCTTTGCGCGAGGCTCCGTCTGGCCGCTGGGCGGCGTTCGAGGTTGGGCTGGTTGTACCCCGGCAGAACGGCAAGGGCTCGATTCTCGAGGCGTTGGAACTGGCGGCGCTGTTTCTGCCCGATCCCGACTCGCCCCCGCCGCTTATCCTGCACTCCGCGCACGAGTTCAAGACTTCCGCCGAGCATTTCCGCAGAGTCCGTGACCTCGTGGAGTCTTCCGACACCTTGTCGAAGCAGGTCCGGATCATCCGCACTGCGGCCGGCGCAGAGGCGATCGAGTTGCACTCGGGCGCCCGTCTGCGTTTCGTTACCCGTACTGGCGGTTCGGGCCGTGGTTTCTCGGCGGATCTGGTGATCATCGACGAGGCGTACAACCTGACGGCCGAGCAGATGGCCGCGGTCCTGCCCACACTCTCTGCCCGTCCGAATCCGCAGGTTTGGTACACATCGAGCGCGGGAATGCCGTCGTCTGAGCAACTGTCGCGAATCCGTTCACGCGGTTCTCGTGGCGGTGATCCGTCCCTGGCCTATTTCGAGTGGTCGGCATCGGACGATTCTGATTTGGATGACCGTACGTCGTGGGCTGAGGCGAACCCTGCGCTCGGTTACCGGATTCCGGAGTCATTTATTGTGGCGGAACGGGCTGCGCTACCTGATGAGCAGTTCGGCCGTGAGCGGCTAGGCTTGTGGGCTGAGTCTGATTTAAAGCCTCGACCGATTCCTGCGGAGGCGTGGGCCTTGACGGCGCAGGATGTTCGCCCGGACGGGCCTCCCGTGTTCTTCCTGACCGTGGCTCGTGACCTGTCGTCGGCAACGATCGCGGTTGCGGCATTGCACGACGACCGCCCGCATGTCGAGTTGGCCGACCATCGTCACGGCACCGGCTGGCTCGAGGATCGGGTTCTGGAACTTGCCAGCCGGTATCCGCAGTCCCCGTTCGCCGCGTACAGCGCCGGTCCGTTGAAGTCGTGGCAACCGACATTCGAGGATGCTGGCCTAAGGTTGCTGATGCTCAGCGCCACGGAGTCGTCAGCGGCGTTTGCGCATCTGCAACGACTGGCCGATGATCTGGCGTTCACCCATTCACCCGACCCGACCCTGAACGCTTCGTTGAAGGGCGCGCAGTGGCGCGAGCTCGACGGCGGCGGCAAGGCGTGGGATTGGCGTAAGTCGTCTGGCGACGTCGCCCCGATGGCCGCGATCACGGGCGCGCTGTGGCTCCTCGAAACCCATCCGGCTTACGACGTACTAGAGAGCGTGAGGTAACCGCATGGGTTGGCGCTCCTGGCTCGGCTTCCCTGAGAAGCGGGCTATCACCTCGGTGCCGTGGCAGAACGCGGTGCCGTTCAACCTGATGCCGCCGACCGACTATGACTCGGGTTCGCAGTCCGTGGCACTGAGCCTGTCGTCGGTCTATTCGGCGAACCGGCTCCTGGCTCAGTCGATTTCGACCCTGCCGCTGAAGGCGTACCGCCGTGCCGGCGAGGACCGGGTTCCGCTCACCAAACTGCCGCAACTGTTCGACCAGTTGACGACCGACGGTCAGTTGGTGCCGTGGCTTCACAAGTGCGTCGTATCCCTCGGGCTCCGCGGCAACGCGTACGGCTGGGTGATCTCCCGCGACGGCTTCGGCTTCCCGACCCAGGTCGAATGGCTGCACCCGAACCGGGTTTCGCCGGATGACCGGCCGGGCGTGGTCGGTGGCTGGCTGGTCGACGGCCGCGCTGTGGCTCGAACCGACATCGTGCATATCCCACTGTTCGCGATGCCCGGCGAACGCCTGGGACTGTCCCCGATAGCCTCGTTCGCGCTCACGTTGGGTGTCGGGCTTAAGGCGCAGTCCTACGCCAACGACTGGTTCAACGCGGGCGGGTTTCCCCCGGGCACGTTCAAGAACACCGAGCAGACCGTCAACCCGGCGCAGGCTGCGGAGATCAAAGCCCGGCTCGGGAACGCGATCCGTTCCAACGAACCGCTCGTGTTCGGCCGTGACTGGGAGTACAACGCGGTCACCGTGCCACCCGAGGAAGCCCAGTTCGTGCAGACCATGAAGATGACCACGAACCAGATCGCCGCGGTCTACGGGATTCCTCCGGAGATGATCGGCGGCGAGTCGGGCTCGAGCATGACCTATGCCAACGTGGAGCAGCAGTCGACGAACTTCGTCATGTTCACGCTACGGCCGTATCTGGTGCTGCTGGAAACCGTGTTCTCCTCGTTGCTGCCTGACCGGCAGTACGTCAAGTTCAACTCTGATGCCCTGATCCGGGCCGATCTCCGCACACGCTGGGACGTGAACAAGATCCGGGTCGAGATGGGCGCCGCATCGATCGACGAGATCCGCGTCCAGGAGGATCAGGCGCCGCTGCCGAACGGGCAGGGCGCCGAGTACGGCGCGAAAGCCCCCGCAATCACCGCATCACCCCAACCCGCGCAAGACGAGGCGCAACCCGCGCCGCTGAGGAGAATCCAATGATCGAAGTTGAACGCCGGTTCACCCCCGGTCAGGTGGAGGTCCGCGCCTCAGCCAAGCAGGACAGCCGAACGGTCGGCGGGTACGCGCTGAAGTTCAACAAGCAGTCCCGGAACCTGGGCGGGTTCGTCGAGCAGATCGACCCGCGGGCGCTGAACAAGTCCCGCGGCGACGGCTGGCCCGACGTGATGGCCCGGTACAACCATGACGACAACATGCTTCTGGGCACGACGTCGGCGCGCACCCTGCGACTGACGGTCGACGAAGTTGGCCTCGTGTACGAGGTCGACGTTCCGCAAGCCCGCGCGGATGTGTATGAACTGATCCAGCGCGGCGACGTCGGCAAGTCCAGCTTTGCTTTCATGGTGCCGCCCGAGGGCGACAACTGGGAACTGAACGACCTCGACATTCCGCTCCGGACCCTGAACTCGATCAAGCTGGTCGACGTGGCCCCGGTGAACCAGCCGGCCTATCTGGACACCTCGAGCGCTGTCCGGTCGCTGGCGGAGCACATGCACGCCGACGAGGCTGAGGTCCGCAAGATGGCCGAGCAGAACGATCTGCGGAAGTTCTTCAAGCGCACCGACAACGCCGGGGCACCGAAGCCGAACCACACCACGTTCGGGCCATCCGCCCGTATGGCCCTACTGGGCCGCGCCCAGGATCCCTGGGCCTGATTACTTGTCGGCAGGGCTGTTCCCACCGACGAAACCGCACTACCGCACCACCTTTTGGTCAGACAGGGCCGTTCCCATCTGGCGCACCCAAACACACCCCAATCCAAGGAGTTAAACGATGAGTGATCTCATCAAGGGGCTGCGTGAACGTCGGGCGAACGTCTGGGAACAGGCCAAGACCGTAGCGGATCGCGCAGCCGAAGAGGCCCGGGACTTCTCGGGCGAAGAGCAGAAGACGTGGGACAGCCTGAACGCTGAACTCGACCGTCTCGACCAGCGCATCAAAGCCTCCATCGAGGGCGAGCAGCGCGCCAAGGATATCGAGGACGCGTACGGCAACCTGCAGGGCAAGCCGAAGGTCGCTGGCCGCGACGCTGGCGAAGAAGGCTTCGCAGCCGAGTTGCGGAACTTCATGGCCGGCAAGTCCGGGCATGCGTTCGAGGTCAACCCTGGCCCCGTCAACTTCCGTACCCTGTCCAAGCTGACCGCAGCGGCCGGACTCAACACGGTGCCGACCAGTTTCTACGATCGGCTGATTGCGCATCTCATCGAGACCGCATCGATCCTGCAGGCCGGCGCGACCGTCATGCAGACCGGCGGTGGCGAGTCCATCCAGGTCCCGAAGACCACCGCGCACTCAACTGCGGCGATCATCACTGAAGGTGCGGCCATCGGTGCATCCGATCCGACCTTCGGTCAGA